CTTGGATTGCTTCTGAAGGTGGTGCTGCGAGCGAGTCAGAAATGACTGTTGGCAACATCTCTATGACGCCTAAGACTCTTGGTGCTTTCACTGATGTAACTCGTCAGTTATTAATCCAAAGCTCTTTAGACGTAGAGAACTTAATCCGTGATGACTTAGTTAAAGCTATGGGTCTAGCAATCGATAAAGCTGCTTTGGAAGGCACTGGGCTTAATGGTCAGCCTACTGGTATTCTTAACACTACTGGTGTTAACACTACTACTTTTGCTGCTGCTAACCCAACTTTCGCTGAGATTGTTGCAATGGAAACTGCTTTACGCAACGATAATGTGAACTCTGAGTCGCTAGCGTACATTTTACCATCTGCTATCAACGGTGCGTTAAAAACCACTGAGAAAGCTGCTAATACTGCACAGTTCGTTACAGACGGTCGTTCTATGAACGGTTACCGCACTGTAGTAAGTAACCAAGGTACAGCTGGAAATGTCTACTTAGGCGACTTCTCTGATTTATTAATCGGTATGTTCGGCACATTAGACTTAACAGTAGATCCATATAGCTTAAGCACTACTGGTTCAGTACGTGTTGTAGCTTTACAGTCAGTAGATACTGCGGTTCGCCATGCACAGAGCTTCTGTGTATCGAATGACGGTGTGTAATTGATTGGGGTGGGCTTCGGCTCACCCACTTCCTTCTAGGAGATTGTTATGAAATATATTGTATTATCAGAATGTATTGCTTTAGGTCGTAAACTTAAAGTAGGCGAAATTGTAGAGCTAGAGACTGAAGTTGCTGACGCGCTAGGTCGTTTAGGTCGAATTGAACAGCACACAGGCGAAGTAGAAGTCAAACCTGTTGTTGTAGAAGACAGAGAAGAAAAACCTGTCGAAACTCGTAAGAAACGAGCTAAAAAGGCTAAGTAAATGGCTGTTGAGACTGCTGCAGATAGATTAGTCATGTTGAGCGACTTCGGTATTGAGGTTGCTTATACTAACAATGGCACTACCACCAATGTCACTGGTATTTTCGACAAGCAATTCGAGGCGGTAGATGCAGGTGGCAATGTGGCTTTTGCTATGGAGCAACCACGATTCTATTGCAGAACATCTGATGTGCCAAATGCAGTAGAGACTGATACACTGGTCATTGAGGGCAATACATATTACGTAAGAGTAATTATGCCAGATGGTCTAGGTATTACAGAACTACAACTAGAGAAGCAAGATGCATAAACGTCAAGCAATCCGTGAGAATATAAAGACCACGTTGACTGGTTTAACTACCACTGGTAGCAATGTATTTGTTACGAGAGTATATCCTGTTTCCAAAAGCCTTACACAAGGCATTATTATTTACAATGAAAATGAGACGGTGCAGTACCTATCAATGGGGTCACCACGCTCACAAGAAAGAAATTGTGTCTTCAAAGTCGAAGTATATGTAAAGACTAATACTGGCTTTGATGATAAAATGGATACTATCATGGCAGAGATTGAATCTGCTTTGGCAGTTGATGTCACTCGCGGTGGTAACGCCATTGACACTATGATTGACAACTTTGATTCAGATTACAATGGCGACGGTGAAATGCCAGTTGGTGTAGGTCAGCTTGACGTAATAGTTAAGTACCATACTACCGAAGGCTCACCAACAACTTAAACCATAGAGGAAATATCATGGCTACATACACTGGTCGTTCAGGCGCAGTATACTCAGGTTCAAATGCCGTAGCAGAAGTTCGTGACTGGTCACTCGAAGAAACCAGTGAAGTAGTTGCGGATACTGTTATGGGTGATACTTGGGTATCGAACAAACCTACACAAAAATCTTGGACTTCATCATTCAACGCTTACTGGGATGAAACTGACTCAACTGGTCAGGGAACTCTTACTGTTGGAGCTGAAATCACATTAAACCTTTACCCTGAAGGTAATACTTCTGGTAATAAATACTGGTCTGGTTCTGCAATCATTACCTCAGTATCAAAGAGTGCATCTTTCGATGGATTAATCGAAGCATCATTCTCTGCAACTGGTAACGGTGCGTTAACTGAAGAATCAGTAGCATAAGGTAAATTATGAAACTCATTGAAGCAGCGGTATCACATTTTAGCAGTAAAACCGTCCGTGAAATCTATATTCCTGAATGGGAAGTCACTTTGTACGCTAAACCTCTATCATTAGAGGATAAGTCTAAGTGGATTACTAGAGCTGACGGTGATAATACTGACTACATGGTGTACGCCTTAATCTTCGGCTTGGTCGATGATAAAGGTGATTCGGTTTTCGATATTGGCGATAAGGTAAAACTTCGCAGAAATGTCGATCCTGAGATCGTTGGTCGTCTTGCTAACTTCGTGTTAGAAGTGACCGCCCCTACCGAAGAGGATAGGGAAAAAAACTAACAGATGACCAAGGTAAACTCACCGAGTTGTACTTTATGTACCAACTGGCAGAGCATCTTGGTCAACCACTTTCAACTGTGCTTGAGATGACTATGGATGAGTATAACCATTGGTTTACTTATTTGCGTATCAAGCAAGAAAAGATGGAAAAGGCTAAATAATGGCTAAGACCGACGCACTGATTACCTTTGCAGCTACTGGACAAGACCAAGTAGCTTCAGCGATGCAAAAAGTATCGTCAGAGGTAGACAAGACTTCAGCACGAATAAACAAAGGCACTCAAGCTATGAAAGGCATGGCTAAGAGTGGTAATGCGCTGAATACTCAGTTCAGGTTTATCCGTGGTGGTGCAGGTCAGGTCGGTCATCAAATACAGGATATGGCGGTACAGTTCCAAGGCGGAACACACGCAGCTATAGTCCTTGGTCAGCAGGGTTCTCAGATAGCATCATTATTCGGACCACAAGGTGCGGTAATAGGTGCAATCGGTGCTGTTGGCGCAGCTATCTACACATCTATAAATAGAGCGTCAGTAGAGGCTGAGAAAGAACTCAAAGCCATGAAAGAGCGCATGGCTGAGACAGCAACCAGCGCTGACGGATTCACCGAAAGCTTAAGAGGCTTATCTAGATTCTCAACTTTAGACAGCATTGACTCAATAAAGAATCAAATGTCTGAGCTAGGAGAGGAACTTGATAGCTCATTTGCGTTATTGGGTGACTTTGCTAAATTCCAAGAGATGGAAGAAGTATTTGCCAATGGCGCTGGCGGTCTTAATATATTCGCCTCTGCTTTTATGGATGTAGCGAAAGCAACAAGATTTTCAGATAAAAGCATAAAGGAAGCATCTGATAATGTACAGTTATACTCTGCATATCAAAAGATACTTCAAGATGAGCTAGAAAACTATCAACAAATACTAAAAAATATTGATGATGGTAAAGCCAACCCATTCCTCACAGATAAGAGTGCCGATGATTTCTTAAGTAAGCTTACGGAGACGAAAGATACTTACGGCATGAACGAAATAGCGTTATTGAATTACAATAAAGCCAAGCTACAAGAAGCTGGTGTAAGTGATGCAATAATAACTAAGATTGAAGCCGAAATAGCAGCTTACGCAAAGAGAAAGAAAGAGATTGACGAGGCGACCGAGGCTGAAAGAAGAGCCAAGGCTGAAGCAGATAGCCATGCCAAGTCGAGAGAAAACTTCATACAGAAGTTAGACAAGCTTAACAACAAGCAGACATTAACTAATGCTCAAATACTAGCATTAGAAGCCTCTGAGTATGACCTTAATGCAGAACAGCAGAAGACTCTTAATCTTATCATAGCTAAGACTGTCGCTCGTGATGAAGAGACTAGAAAGGCTAGAGAGAAAGCTGAAGCAGATAAAAAGCTAGCTGAAGCGGAGAGAGCTGAACAAGAGAGAATCAAGAAGGCTAAACCTGAAGCGGATAGAATTAAAGGTGTAGTTAACGACTTTACAGCCATGCAAGAAGGCTTTAAGACGGAAGAGCAATTAATCATAGATAGCGAGACAAACAAGCTTAAAATACTTGATGAAATGTATGCTATACGTGGTGAAAAAGATAAGCAGTACTACGAGCTACGCAACCAGATACAGACCGAAGCTGATAATGCACTAGCCAGTGCAGAGCGCTCAAGACAGTCAGAGATGCTGGGCATGATGAGTACTCAGCTCAACCAGTTAAGCTCATTCTTCGATGACTCTACCGCATTAGGAAAGGCTGCTTTCGTAGCTAACCAAGCTATGGCTATCGGTAACGCCATTATAAGTGCAGAGGAAGCTTCTGCTAAAGCTCTAGCGCTATACCCACAAATGCCAGCATACGCAGGTATGATTAAGGCTATGGGTTACGCATCAGCTGGCGCTATCGCAGGTCAGACACTAGCCTCATTTGAAGGTGGTGGTATTACCTTTAACGGTGTGCGCTCAGGTGGCATGGATGGTAAAGGCGGCAGAATGGCTCTCGTACATCCCAATGAGAAAATCACCGATATGGAGAAAGGTGGGTCTACTGGTCAACCAGTTAACGTATCCTTTAACATTAGCGCTGTTGACTCTAAAGGTATCGACCAGCTGTTATTTGAACGTAGAGGTATGATAACATCTATGGTACAGAAAGCAGTTAACAACCGTGGCAAGAGGATTATGTAATGGCTGGTACATTCCCAACCAATGTAGGCTTCCAAGAAGTTGTATTTAAGAAACGTAGATATGACTTATATAGCGAATCAATCAATGGGCGTACTCAGGTGCGCTCTCTTGGCGCTGTAAGAAGAGAACTAAGCATAACCTTTCCACCTATGACCCGAACAGAGTTTAAGCCAGTATACGACTTCCTAGAGAGCCAGAACGGTAGGCACGGTACGTTCAATATCAGTGTGCCAGACCCAAGCCATGCGACTAACGATATAACTATCACGGTACGCCTAGCTAATGAGATACAAGAGTATCCAATTGGGGTCGATTCGTTGTATAATTACGAGGTCGACTTAATTGAGGTCTTGTAATGTCAAGAGTTACCAACTCCGCAACAATCGCTGCATTAGCCAGTGACAGCATCCGTCTAGCTACATTAATCAAGCTAGACTTTCCTACTCCAATTTACTTAACTGATTACGGTCAGGATATTGTCTATAGCAC